TTTGTCCTTAATCCGGTTCATCTTTTTCACGATTATGTTATTGGTGAAGTAAAATCTTCATTCAATGACATATTCTATCGCGGGCCTGATCTTAAACTTGACCTCTCTGTGATTTCGCAGGAGTTCGGTTTAGGGCCAGGTGCGAATATTGAGTGCGAAAGTTACGACTTCTTCACGAAGTTGTATAATAGCACTCTAACTCGCACAGACGATCGTCTATACCGATTGTATCGGTGTGCCATTGTTGATCTACCTCTTGTTTTAGATGCAGAACTTAATAGATCTGCGTACAGAGGTAACTCAATCGTATCAGGAAGCCGTCTGTCATTTGTTCCGAAAACGAGTGACATTTCGAGAAGTATCTGTACCGAACCTACTCTGAATATGCTCTTTCAGAAAGGTATCGGATCTTTCCTTGAGCACGAGTTGCAACGTAAGTTCAAAATTGATCTCACGAAGCAACCAGTTCTCAATCGAAAGCTAGCGCTTCTTGGTAGTATTGATGGTTCTTTTGGAACTATCGACCTATCATCAGCGTCGGACAGTATATCCATCAATCTTGTTAAAGCATTGATACCTGATTATGCTTTCAGGTGGTTAATGCTCACAAGATCACCCTGTACCACTCTCCCGAGTGGCGAGGTGTTAAGGCTGGATATGATCTCGTCTATGGGGAATGCTTTTACTTTTCCCCTTCAAACGTTGATCTTCTCGTCTCTCGTAACTGCCTGCTACCGTATACTTGGGATTCCCCTTGTTTATGGTAAAGATGGGCCTCAGAATTTTGCAGTCTTCGGTGATGATATAATCGTCCGTAAGGACGCCTATAGCTTTGTCGTTGACTGCCTAACTCTTTTTGGCTTCTCAGTGAACGAAAGCAAATCGTTCAATGCAGGTTACTTTCGAGAATCATGTGGCGGCGACTTTTGGAAGGGCCATAATATTCGTGGCGTATACCTTAAGGAGCTATCACATGTATCACACGTTTACTCGGCAATTAACCGCCTTATCAGGTGGTCCGCGAGATCAGGTACTATGCTACCTAAGACTGTCAGGCGTCTGTTTGGGTATATCGGTAAAACTCACCGATGGTTTATACCCTATACAGACGGTGACACCGAAGGAATCAAAGTACCTCTTGAGTTCTTCTTGTCGACTCGAGACTCTTATTGGGATTATCTTCTCACGAGAAGAGATGTCCCTTCTAGAATCAAAAAGTCGATTGTTAAAAGTCGAACTCACCCGCATAGCAGATCGCTTAAGGCAAATACGGTCGATTATCTTTCCTCGACTGTTAAGCCCAAGTCTTATGCTATTCCTCCTGATGACAAGCAAGAATGTGGTTTGCCAGGATTCCATTATAACGGATCCGGGCTATTACACTCTATGCTTGGAGGTTTTATCCGGAACGGTAGGATTACTCTTCGTTTGAACGAAGCTAATCGTACTAATGTCCGTCTGCGATCCACTTCCTCTTGGAATTGGACGCCTGCGGC